GTGAACCTGATTAACGGCAGCGGTAAGCCGGTGAGTGTGGACATCACCGCACACCCCGCGCCGGACCGGATACAGGTCAGTACCCTGCCTGATGGTGTGGAGACATACGGGGTGTGGGGACTCTCCCTGCCGTCACTGCGCCGTCGCCTGTTCCGCTGTGTCTCCATCCGGGAAAACACGGACGGCACCTTTGCCATCACGGCGGTGCAGCACGTACCGGAAAAAGAAGCCATTGTGGATAACGGGGCCAGCTTTGAGCCGCAGTCAGGCAGCCTGAACAGCGTTATCCCACCGGCAGTGCAGCACCTGACGGTGGAGGTGAGTGCAGCTGACGGTCAGTATCTGGCACAGGCGAAATGGGACACGCCGCGGGTGGTGAAGGGTGTGCGCTTCAGTCTGCGTCTGACCAGCGGAAGCGGAGAAGACAGCCGTCTGGTGAGCACCGCCATCACCGCAGACACGGAGCACCGTTTCAGTGGTCTGCCGCTGGGGGAATACACCCTGACGGTGCGGGCCATTAACAGCTACGGCCAGCAGGGCGAACCTGCGACCACCACCTTCCGGATTAACGCGCCTGCAAAACCCGCCACCATTGAGCTGACGCCGGGGTATTTTCAGATAACGGCGGTCCCGCGTCTTGCGGTGTATGACCCGACGGTACAGTTTGAATTCTGGTTCTCAGAAAAACGCATCACGAACACGGCACAGGTGGAAAAATCTGCCCGTTATCTGGGGACCGGCAGTCAGTGGACTGTCCAGGGGAGCCGGATTAAGCCGGGGACGGATTTCTGGTTTTACGTGCGAAGCGTCAACCTGGTGGGAAAATCTGCTTTTGTGGAAGCCAGCGGGCAGCCCAGCAATGATGGTGAAGGGTATCTGGAATTTTTCCGGGGGCTGATAGATGAGACGCTTCTGGGCCAGGCACTGAAAGAGCGCATTGATGCTTCAGCGCTGCGTACGGAGGTCACGCAACTGGAAGAAGACATCCGTCAGCGGATGGACACGGATATCGCAGAAGTGACCCGGAAAATCGGGAAGGCGGAAAACAGCCTCACGCAGCTGGTTGCGAAAAAGAATGAGGACCAGACACTGGCCATCGCGCAGGTGAGCCAGAAAGTGGACCGGGTGAGCAGTGAAATCTCACAGACTGTCAGCCAGGGGCAGTCAGAAAACGCCCGACAGATAGCACAGGTCCGCCAGTACGTGGATAAAAAAGGGAGTGAAATTACCTCGACCACGGATAAAAAGCTGGGTGACCAGGCCGTGACCATACAGCAAATCCAGCGGGTTCAGTCAGACACGCGCAATGAGCTGAATGCCATGTATATGCTGAAGGTGCAGAAAACAAAAAACGGTATTCCCTATGTGGCCGGGATTGGCGCGGGGATTGAGGATGTTGATGGTCAGACCCTGAGTAACATTCTGCTGCAGGCCGATCGCATTGCGATGATTACCCCGGAGAACGGCAACACCACGCCGCTGTTTGTGGCGCAGGGGAATCAGCTGTTCATGAACGACGTGTTCCTGAAGCGACTGTTTGCGGTGAGCATCACGTCATCCGGCAATCCTCCGACGTTTTCCCTGACGCCGGATGGCAGGCTGACAGCCCGCAATGCGGATATCAGTGGAGCCATCACGGCGAATACCGGCACGCTCAATAATGTCACCATTAACAAGAACTGTGTCATCAGAGGGAAACTGTCTGCAAACCAGATTGAAGGCGATCTCGTTAAAACAGTGGGTAAGGCTTTCCCTCGTGACTCCCGTGCACCGAAGCGTTGGCCATCAGGAACCATTACCGTCAGGGTTTATGACGATCAGCCGTTTAACCGGCAGATTGTTATTCCGGCGGTGGCTTTCAGCGGTGCCAGACATGAGCGGGAGAACAGCGATACTTATTCGTCATGCCGCCTGATAGTGAAGAAAAACGGTGCTGAAATTTATAACCGTACCGCGATGGATAATACGCTGGTTTACAGTGGTGTTATTGATATGCCTGCTGGTCGCGGCGACATGACGCTGGAGTTTTCTGTATCAGCATGGTGGGTAAATGGCTGGTATCCCACAGCAAGTATCAGCGATTTGCTGGTTGTTGTGATGAAGAAAGCCACTGCAGGCATCACGATTAGCTGAATTTTATAACCCCAATACGGGCGCCAGAAATGGCGCCTTTTTTATTGCAGAAAAGCGAGAGGTAATTATGCGTAAATTATGTGCTGTTATTCTGTCCGCAGTAGTCTGGCTGGTTGCCGCTGGTACGCCAGCGAGCGCAGCAGAGCATCAGTCCACACTAAGCGCCGGGTATCTTCAGACCCACACTGATATGCCAGGCAGCGATAATCTGAACGGGATTAACGTGAAATACCGTTATGAGTTTACGGACGCGCTGGGGCTGATTACGTCCTTCAGTTATGCCAATGCTGAGGATGAGCAAAAAACGCACTACAGCGATACCCGCTGGCATGAAGATTCAGTGCGTAACCGCTGGTTCAGCGTGATGGCGGGGCCATCTGTACGCGTGAATGAATGGTTCAGTGCTTATGCGATGGCAGGTGTGGCTTACAGCCGTGTGTCGACGTTCTCCGGGGATTATCTCCGCGTAACTGACAACAAGGGGAAAACGCACGATGTGCTGACCGGAAGTGATGACGATCGCCACAGCAACACGTCTCTGGCGTGGGGAGCTGGCGTGCAGTTTAACCCGACCGAATCCGTGACCATTGATATTGCTTATGAAGGTTCCGGTAGTGGCGACTGGCGAACGGATGCATTTATTGTTGGTATCGGATACCGTTTCTGACAACAGACGCCGATTTATCTTCTGTAAATATTGTTATGATACGCAGGTTCATCCGCCTTATGGGGTGAACTGCGTTTGAGGAAACGTAAAGTTACACTGTCCTGAAGCCCGTGGCGTCACTGCTGCGGGCTTTTTTTATTGGTGGAAAAGTATGACAGTAAAAATTTCTGGCGTGCTTAAAGATGGCACAGGAAAACCAGTACAGAACTGCACCATTGTGCTGAAGGCCAGACGGACCAGCAGCACGGTGGTGGTGAACACGGTGGCCTCTGAAAATCCGGATGAAGCCGGGCGTTACAGCATGGATGTTGAGTATGGCCAGTACAGCGTCACCCTGCTGGTTGAAGATTTTCCGCCTTCACATGCCGGGACCATTACCGTCTATGAAGGTTCCAGACCAGGTACGCTGAATGATTTTCTCGGCGCCATGACGGAGGATGATGTTCGTCCGGAGGCACTGCGCCGTTTTGAGCTGATGGTGAATGAAGTGGCACGTCATGCCGGAGCGTCATCACAGAGTGCAGCGGCGGCAAAGAAATCCGAAACGGCAGCAGCCTCATCGAAGAATGCGGCGAAAACCTCAGAAACGAATGCAGCTAACAGCGCACAGGCGGCAGCGGCCTCGCAGACTGCATCGGCAAACTCCGCGACAGCAGCCAAAAAATCAGAAACCAGCGCGAAAAATAGCGAGACAGCCACAAAGGCCAGCGAAAAAAACGCAAAATCCAGCCAGACGGCAGCGAAAACCAGTGAGACGAATGCCAAAGACAGTGAAGCCAACGCAAAGGTGAGCGAAACAGCGGCGGCGAACTCGGCGAAAGCATCGGCAGCAAGCCAGACGGCAGCAAAAGCAAGTGAAGATGCTGCCAGAGAATACGCAAACCAGACAGCAGAGCCGTACAGATATGTTTTACAGCCGCTGCCGGATGTGTGGATACCCTTTAATGATTCGCTGGATATGATTACGGGCTATTCTCCGGGTTATAAAAAAGTGAAGATTGGCGATAATGTGGTTCAGGTTGCCAGTGATAAACAGGTTAATTTCAGTCGCGCATCAACGGCAACATATATCAACAAATCTGGCGAACTGAAAACGGCGGAAATTAATGAGCCACGATTTGAAAAAGAAGGTTTATTGATTGAAGGTCAGCGAACCAACTACATGTTGAATTCAGCAACTCCAGCTTCTTGGGGTAAATCTGCAAATATGAATGTCGCTGAGGTTGGAACTGATAGTTTTGGTTTTACTTATGGAAAGTTTGTTTGTAACGATTCTCTGATTGGGCAAAGTACAACCCTTAATATGGCAGTAGTTTCAACCTCGGGGGCTGTCGATGTATCAGGCGATAATAAGTGTGTGACGACATCGTGCAGATTTAAAACGGATTTGGAACTCCTGTTAAGGATCAGGTTTGAAGCCTTCGATGGCAGCGCTTCATCTAATCTTGGATATACCATTGTTAATACGCGGTCTTTATTGGTTGAAATCACCGGTGTAGCTGCCGACAGGCTCACCGCACGAGTTAACAAAGATGAAGCTACGGGCTGGATTTTTGTAGAGGCAACGATTCAAGCAAGTAAAGAAACTTACATAACCTCTGCAATACAATACGCACCAAAAAAAGGTGGTGTCGTTGAATCTGGTGACTATATTTATCTGGCCACCCCTCAGGTTGAGGATGGTTCGTGTGTATCATCTTTTATTATATCAGGAACGACGGCGGCGACGCGCGCAAGCGATATGGTTACAGTTCCGATTAAGAATAATCTTTATAATCTTCCTTTTACGGTTCTTTGTGAGGTACATAAGAACTGGTATAAAACGCCAAATGCAGCGCCACGTGTTTTTGATACCGGCGGTCATCAAACCGGAGCGGCTATTATTCTTGGCTTCGGATCTTCGGCAGATGGGCCAGACGGATTTCCTTATTGCGATATTGGTGGATCAAATAGGCGTGTTAACGAAAACGCATCGTTGAAAAAAATGGTTATGGGGATGCGTGTAAAGTCAGATCAGTCTACATGTGCAGTAAGTAACGGGCGTATATCCAGCGAAACAAAAACCACATGGGAATATATCCGGAGTACAGCAACCATTCGCATTGGTGGACAAACTACAGCAGGATTACGCCATTTATTTGGGCATGTGAGGAATTTTCGTCTCTGGCATAAAGAGCTAACAGATGCGCAGCTTGGGGAGGTTGTGGAGTGAGAGATTTCACGTTGCGTTTCAGTGATAAAGCAGATTTCAGGGCATTTCTCAGGAAACTTAACTGGGAAGAGGACGAAGAGCTGCAGAATGCCGTTCTGGTTGATGAGATTGGTTTTACGTTCAGTGAGTCAGGTGTTTCTGCTGACGGGGAGCCTGAATACACGCGAGACGAAGGGTACTTTGTTAATATTCGTCTTCTTGACGATGGCTTTGATGAATCCGTGTTCCGTGAGTGGGTGGTTACACCAGAGCGCCCGCTCAGGGAGTGGTTTTAAGGGGAGCAGATGGATATCACGCCGATACTTCATGCAATTTGTGCAGTAGCCGTGCAGGGGCTGGTCGGGTGCATTACCGGTGACTGGGTTTACGGAGCGATAGCGGGTTGTACGTTCTTTATTGCCCGAGAACATACCCAGGCAGAATATCGCTGGATTAAGCGTTTTGGTGATGGTCACAGACAGAACATGCCGTGGTGGGGCGGTTTTGATCCGCGTGTGTGGAATGTGGCCAGTCTGATGGATTTTGTGGTGCCGGTGGTGGCCTGTGCGGGATTGTATGGCTGTATGCTGATTTTTAGCTGAAAAAAAGGGGAGCACTCAGGCTCCCCAACCAGAAGAAGTCGCTTGAAACGACAAGCTCGTTGTTATGCCTTTTAAGAATGTCATACAAAACAGGTCATTACAGTGATTATGATCCCGTTATTGCATAAACCAGTCGTCCGCGGTTTGCCAGACTTCCTGTAGTGTTTCCTGTACGAACTCCAGTGCTGATTCTTTATCGACGGCTCTTAAAATGGTGAGTCCATCATTGCTGGCAGATTTAACGATCACATCTGCATCGTCATATCGCTTACCTATGCGGCGCAGCATTTCTTGCTGCAGAGCAGGAACAGAACCTTTCGGCATTTTGCTGATTTTTTCTTTAGCGATACAGATCTCAACACGCATAACCCCCTCCTGTAACTGTAGTTATGTACAGGTGTTATTTTTAGCTGTGTGGATAACCAGTGTCAATTGGTAATATTGCCTATGGGGCATCTATGGGGCATGTATGGGACACTTTTTATCGGCGAAATCCGTCGAAGTTCGTCGACATCGAAAACGAATCATCTGTCCAACCCTTGAAAAATGGCGCTCCTGGACGATCTTCGTCGATTTTTAAAAATGTTGCGTCACGCGCGTAACGTGACAGGGTTAATATCACAAAGCAACGCCACTTCACCAATTGTGTAAAGCGCCATCGTCTCACCCTTGCTCGCGAGGTCCCGGTTTAACTTTAGACGCAGTTTTGCGAACCAGGTAGTTTTGCCCGTTTTTTGTGCATCTATAGGGTGATTTTATTTTTGCCAGGCGATTTTGAGTGATCGTACTCACGAATTCTCATTTTTCTGCAAGAGTTCAAAGAAAGTTAAACGCAAGCAATGTATGTTACGCGTTTTAAAGGGAAGTGTGGTTTGCGGGTATGTACGATTTTAATCTGGTGTTGCTGCTGCTTCAGCAGATGTGCGTTTTTTTAGTCATTGCGTGGTTAATGAGTAAAACGCCATTATTCATACCGTTAATGCAGGTCACGGTTCGTCTGCCGCATAAATTTCTCTGCTACATCGTCTTTTCCATCTTCTGCATCATGGGCACCTGGTTTGGGTTGCACATTGACGATTCTATTGCCAATACCCGTGCGATAGGTGCGGTAATGGGCGGCTTACTCGGCGGTCCGGTCGTCGGTGGGCTGGTTGGTCTGACCGGCGGGTTACATCGATATTCGATGGGGGGCATGACCGCGCTAAGTTGCATGATCTCGACCATCGTTGAAGGATTGCTCGGTGGCCTGGTACACAGCATCCTGATCCGTCGCGGGCGCACTGATAAAGTCTTTAACCCCATTACCGCCGGTGCCGTCACGTTCGTCGCTGAAATGGTGCAAATGTTGATTATCCTGGCGATCGCCCGACCTTATGAAGATGCGGTGCGTCTGGTGAGTAATATTGCTGCGCCAATGATGGTCACCAATACCGTCGGCGCGGCGTTGTTTATGCGTATATTGCTCGATAAACGCGCGATGTTTGAAAAATACACTTCGGCTTTTTCTGCCACTGCGCTGAAAGTGGCGGCCTCGACGGAAGGCATTTTGCGCCAGGGGTTTAACGAAGTGAACAGCATGAAAGTGGCACAGGTGCTGTATCAGGAGCTGGATATTGGTGCAGTCGCGATTACCGATCGAGAGAAATTGCTGGCCTTTACCGGAATTGGTGACGACCACCATTTACCCGGCAAACCAATTTCTTCGACTTATACCTTAAAAGCGATTGAAACCGGTGAAGTGGTCTACGCTGATGGCAACGAAGTGCCTTACCGTTGCTCTTTGCATCCGCAATGCAAACTGGGGTCGACGCTGGTCATTCCGTTGCGTGGTGAAAATCAGCGAGTGATGGGTACCATCAAATTGTATGAAGCCAAAAACCGTTTATTCAGTTCAATCAACCGCACGTTGGGCGAGGGGATTGCGCAACTGCTTTCGGCGCAGATCCTCGCCGGGCAATATGAGCGGCAAAAAGCGATGCTCACCCAGTCAGAGATCAAACTGCTTCACGCCCAGGTGAATCCCCATTTTTTGTTTAATGCGCTTAACACCATTAAAGCGGTGATCCGCCGCGACAGCGAACAGGCCAGCCAGCTGGTGCAGTATCTTTCCACTTTTTTCCGCAAAAACTTAAAGCGGCCTTCGGAGTTTGTTACTCTCGCCGACGAAATTGAACATGTGAACGCTTATCTGCAAATTGAAAAGGCGCGCTTCCAGTCGCGGTTGCAGGTCAACATTGCTATTCCGCAAGAATTATCCCAGCAGCAATTGCCCGCGTTTACCCTGCAACCGATAGTGGAAAACGCCATTAAACATGGGACATCACAACTGCTGGATACAGGGCAAGTGGCAATCAGCGCCCGACGTGAGGGGCAACATTTGATGCTGGAGATCGAAGACAATGCCGGTTTGTATCAACCGGTAACCAATGCCAGTGGGCTGGGGATGAATCTGGTGGATAAGCGTTTACGTGAACGGTTTGGCGATGACTATGGGATAAGCGTCGCCTGTGAGCCTGATAGTTACACCCGAATAACGTTACGACTACCATGGAGGGACGAGGCATGATTAAAGTCTTAATTGTCGATGATGAACCGTTAGCACGGGAGAACCTGCGCGTATTTTTGCAGGAGCAGAGCGATATTGAAATCGTTGGAGAGTGTTCAAACGCCGTAGAAGGGATCGGCGCGGTGCATAAACTGCGCCCGGATGTGCTGTTTCTCGATATCCAGATGCCGCGCATCAGTGGTCTGGAAATGGTGGGGATGCTCGACCCGGAACATCGCCCGTATATTGTTTTTCTCACCGCGTTTGACGAATACGCCATTAAAGCCTTTGAAGAACATGCCTTTGATTATCTGCTGAAGCCAATTGATGAAGCGCGACTGGAGAAAACGCTGGCGCGATTGCGTCAGGAGCGCAGCAAGCAGGATGTTTCGCTGTTACCAGAAAATCAACAGGCGCTGAAATTTATCCCTTGTACGGGACATAGTCGGATTTATTTGCTGCAAATGAAAGATGTGGCATTTGTCAGCAGTCGGATGAGCGGTGTCTACGTGACCAGTCACGAAGGGAAAGAGGGCTTTACCGAACTGACATTACGTACCCTGGAAAGTCGTACACCATTACTGCGCTGCCATCGTCAGTATCTGGTTAACCTCGCGCATTTACAGGAGATCCGTCTGGAAGATAACGGCCAGGCCGAGTTGATTTTGCGTAATGGCTTAACCGTGCCGGTCAGCCGCCGTTATCTGAAAAGCTTAAAAGAGGCGATTGGCCTGTAAAAGACTGCTAAAATGGCTTTTTGCCTCATCAACACCTGAAGGCCTCATGCTAAGTAACGATATTCTGCGCAGCGTGCGCTACATTTTGAAAGCCAATAATAATGACCTGGTGCGTATTCTGGCGCTGGGTAATGTCGAAGCCACCGCGGAACAGATCGCCGTCTGGCTACGTAAAGAAGACGAAGAGGGTTTTCAGCGTTGTCCGGACATTGTTTTGTCTTCATTCCTCAATGGCCTGATTTATGAAAAACGCGGCAAGGATGAGTCTGCTCCGGCACTGGAGCCGGAACGTCGCATTAATAACAACATCGTGCTGAAAAAATTACGCATCGCGTTTTCGCTTAAAACCGATGACATTCTGGCAATCCTCACCGAACAGCAGTTCCGCGTTTCGATGCCGGAAATTACGGCGATGATGCGTGCACCGGATCATAAAAACTTCCGCGAATGCGGCGATCAATTTTTACGTTATTTTCTGCGTGGACTGGCAGCGCGCCAGCATGTGAAGAAAAGCTAAGACGGGTATGGCGGCCATGCGAAACATGGCCGCCGACAGATTATTTCACTTCTTTAAAACCAGCGGCTTTCATCACCAGTTCCATTTGCGCCATAGTGATACCTTTTTTGGCATCTTCAGCAGAAACGTTGATTCCTGAAATACCCTGCAGGGCTTTAAAATCCACTTTTTCCATATCAATAGTCACGTTTTCCTGCGCGTAGGTATCGGTATAGGTTAATTTTTCTTCAACACCCGCGATGTTTTTATATTTAGCGCTTAACGGCTCAAGTGTCCTGGCGGCATCTTCTTTGGTGGTTGCACCAATGGAGGCAAATTGAATTTTGGTTTCAGAAGATTGCTTAAGCACCTTGTCACCTTTGTAGACATAGGTAATGGCAATTTCAGTGCCGTTCAGATTGGCGCTGAATTTCTTTGATTCTTCTTTGTCACCGCAGCCAGCAAGAGAGAAAACCAGAACAGATGCAACAACAAGGGAAAACAGCTTATTGAAAGCCTTCATGTAAAACTCCATTTTATTTAATCAAGGAACTGGTGACTCTCACCAGGGGCTATATAGGATATGCCTAATACTGTGGCGTGAGCAGTCCGGAACAGGAGTAGAACTCTTAATAAAAAGCACTATTTCATCCTTGTTGCTGAAGCATGGGGAATAATTGTTCGCAAAGCAAAACACCGTTATTTGTCACGAACGGTGCAATAGTGATCCACACCCAACGCCTGAAATCAGATCCAGGGGGTAATCTGCTCTCCTGATTCAGGAGAGCTTATGGTCACTTTTGAGACAGTTATGGAAATTAAAATCCTGCACAAGCAGGGAATGAGTAGCCGGGCGATTGCCAGAGAACTGGGGATCTCCCGCAATACGGTTAAACGTTATTTGCAGGCAAAATCT